CGCCCTCGCGGATTTCCACGGTGTAGGTCGTGCCCGCCTCTGGACCAATGCTCGCCTCATCCTGCTCGACGATGTAGGCGGTTTGCGTCAGTCGATCGCGGTGTGCCCAGGTGATCGTCAATTGTCCGGTGATCGTCGCCGGATAAGCGGTGGCCGCTGGCGAGACAGACCCGGCGTATTTGACATTGCCCGGCGGATACGGCCGATATTGGCGCTGGTCGAAAGTCAGGGTATCGGCTGGCGCCTGGCTGATCTCAAGCTGGCCGCGGCCGGTTGATGGCAGCATCTTGACATCTAGCGCCTCCCAATCGGCGTATTCGGTGTCCGAATATCCGGTCCAGCCTTCGGCGAACCAGATGCGGGCGCCGGCGGCATGATCGGCGGGCACGGTATCTAGCACGCCGCGCGATATCGTCGCCGTTCCGGCGTTCGCATCCAGGGCGGAAACCAACACGTACTCATCGCCGATGACGGCATACGTTCCGGATGACACTTGATCCAGGTCAACGCCATTGGCCAGTGTGATTGCCGTCGTGGCCTTGCCGAGCGCTCCGACGACAGTTGCCGACGGGCAGAAATCGCCGATGCCAGCCTCGGCGTAATCGGCGGCGCCGGTGCGTGCGTAGATGGAATAGTTAGTCGCGTCGGCCGATGGCCGCACGGCCAGCGTCTCCAGGTACCCGGATAGCGCGTCGACATAGGCAAGATCGGCCGCTGACAGGTTGCGCGCCAGGTCCCAGTATGGTGCCTCCAGAAGCGCCCGATACGGGGCCGCGGCCGGGTCGGACGACGGGTCTTCCCATTCGCTTGGCTGATCGACAAGATAGGTATTATCAGGAAGGCCGAAAACGTCTTCGACCGCGTCGATGATGATCTGGCCGTTGGTCAACGTCCCGCGATTCACGGCCAGCGCACGATAGACAACGTCGTCTATCTCAAATTCCGGCCAGGTCAGGCGGAAGACATCGCCGGGAAAAACCTCCCACGCCGCGCGCGTCGCGGTCAGTTTGATCTTGGCCAGCGGCGTCGAAGCGGCATTCAGGTCACGCAGTGCGACACGATGAGCCAGAACGCCTTGGCGAATCCCTGGATAATTTCGTTGTTGGGCAACAACGCCACCCTGCGCCAAGACATTCGCCGCATCCTGAACCGTTATCGCTACATCTTTTCCGCTACAGATATCGGTATAGACAACGGTGATTTCGTTGATAGTCTCGCCCCATGCCTGGCGCTGGTAATCGTCTACCGAGATCAGCGACGACGGACCGTAAATTGGCAGCGTTCCCCGATCGTAATCGGACCGAATGAGCTTGAGGGCAAATTTCGATGTATCCGGCCGCACATACAAGATACCGCCGATGTGATTCAAGACGATGCCGATGAAATTCTCGATGGTTTCCTGGCGGTTCCACAAGAATGATAGGCCAAAGTTCTCCGCGAAAAGCGCGTTCGCTGCCGCGGTGAATGAATCATTGTCGATTGATCCAGTCGGGTAGGCCATGCCCCATTCGGAGTCGGTCAGACACTCGTAAATGATGTGCGCCGGGTTCATGTCGTATTGCCGGCATGAGGTCCGTCTCATCTGTTCGACAACCACGGATAGTGACCCGCGGTTGTACAGTATGTCGTCCTCCATCCATAATTGGTATGAGGTACTGCCGGTCACATAGCCAATTTCCGCGACGTTTGCGGCGTTTGCCTCGGCCGCCGTCATTGCCGGGGTGTCGAAGAATCGGTAAACGCCGCCACCGGAATCCTTGACGCTGATCTTCGCCCACCACAGTGGATCAGTAATAGAGCCAGGGTAATGGCCGGTTGTTTCACCATATCCAAGCCAGCGCGACCAGGCGTTACCGGCATCGGGGACAAGCGAAATCCGCAGCACATCGGTTTCCGCCATGCCGGTAATGACTACGGTTGACGGCGAGTCTTCCGGGTAGAGCGCGGCTTCGTTCGGGTCGAAGTTATAGCCGCCGGATGCATAGACCAAATAGCTGTACCCGTCGATTGAAGAGGGGATACCGATTTCCGCTTTTTCCGGATACCACGCGGCGCCGGTTGACCAGCCCTGCAGGATGCGCTTCACCCGAAACGCCCATGGCTTGACGTAGGGATTGTTTGACGACACCTGACCACCGCGCCAGACCATCGACAGAATCCCGCGAAACGCCGGGACAATCCCCGGCATCTTGCTCGTCAGGTAACTGTTCGCGGCCTGCGTTGACTCGCCCATGCACACGTCGAGCGTCCCGACGATGCCGCCCTCGCGCTTGTCGCCGCCGAACAGGTCTGGCGCGTTGATCGAAATCGAGCCGCTCGCCGACTGCGCGCCGTCCCAGGCATTTCGGTCGCCGATGGCAATGTCGTAAACGGCATCTACCGGACCGTGGCACAGGCCGAAGTGCAGCCCCATGTAGTAGCGATAGCCGACAGTGACCTTTTTACTGCTGCCCATGCGCCTCCCGCTCGGCATGCGCGATGACGCGCTCGGCCATGGCGTTACCTGTTTTCCGCAGCACTTCGGAAGAGATTCCTTGCTTGAGGAATTCCGGCCAATCCAGTCCTTGGCTGGAGCACCATTCCCGCATTCCGCGATTACAGTAGCCGATCTCCCGGCAATGGCGATGCGTGACCAGCATCACTTTTTCCCGCCCTTCGACTTGATCGGCTTGGTTTTGAGATCGCCGTACCACATCAGGGTCGGGCTTTTGATGACCACGGTCCCGAAAACCACGGCGATCTCCCGACCCTCTTCGGCCAGCGGGATGTCGAATTCCTCCAGGGCCGCGGCTTTCGGCTGCGGCGGCTTCGGCGCCAGCGCGGCGCTGACGAAGTAGGAAACGACAAGGAGAATCAGTTGTACCCAGAACATGTTCGGTCCTCAATAGACGATCGTGCCGTCGAACGGGTTTTTCGACGGGAAATACGGCATGCCGCCGTAGTTGAGGGAGTTGCTAAATTTCGAGTTGCACGTGGCGAGGCTGTGGTCGCATCCCGGATACAGGTTCACCGTGGCGCTGGCGGCCAGGCCTGGAAGCGGAAAGCCGATGACGACGCTACTGCCGACCTGCGAACGAATCGAGCGGCGCTCGAAATAGCCGGCCGTTTTCTCCCACTCGATGTAGCCGCCGGAAAAATAGCCGTCGGCGAATCCGCTCATACCGGAGATCGTCAGGGATGTTCCGGAGACAGCGGACACGGTCTTGGTAGCCACGAAACTGGCTGCCGAAATGCGGCAGCCGCCGCGATAAACCACGTAAGGGCACCCCTTCTGATAGCCGCGGCGCAGGCCGACCCGCTTGAGCGAGGTATAAACGCTCTCGCAGTGCATTTCTGCTGACGCCGGCTTCCACGTGACGTTGAGCACGCGGCCCATCCAGATCGTGACCGCCTCGCCGTCGCCGGCGTGCAGGCGACGGACAGAAACCGCGACGATGTCATCTGGCGGCACGGTCGAAAACAGATCGAGCACGCCAAGCGAGCGAGCGCAGGCGATATTCAGCGCCAGGCGCGCGACTTCGCTGGTCGCCTCTACCGCGCTGCGTGAAATCGGCACAGCAGTGTATGTATTGCCGCCGTGGGAGATATCGCCGTCGGCGCTGGTGTAGCGGTAGTGCGTGGCGCCGAACGAGAAATCGTAAAGCTCGACCGGGCGGCCCGATTGGACGGAGGTTTCGGTTGCCGCGTATGTCATGACACTGGCACCTCGATGCAGGGCACGGCGACGGCCACGCCTTCGCCGGCACGATGCAGGAATTCAACGCGGTCGGCATCGAAGCGGGCGCAGCGCAGGAAGGAAATCCGGCCGAATTCGGCGACGGTGACGGCGACGCCGAGCGCGCTGTCCAGCGTCAAATCCAGCGTCGGACGGCCGGAGACTGTCGGGCCGGCGGCGATCGCTGTCACCCGGCGGCGCAGCAGGGCGGACGGCACGCCTAGCTCGAGGTCGCAGGTGCTGCGCCCGAGTGATGTGGTTCCGTGCGGTGCGAAAACGCGCAGCGTGGTCGCGCTCGACCCGATGGCGGCGGCAGCGAACAGGTCCTTTTGCCAGGTTGGCACCCAGAAGGCGAGCCAGCGGCCGTAGCGGCTGGCGATCCAGGCACGCATTTCGGTGATCGCGGCGGCGGTCAGGGCATGCCAGCGCAGGGTGAATTTCTCGTCCGGAAGATCGCGCTGGCGCTCGGTGCCGATAACGCCGGTCAGGTTGTCGAACACGTCGCGCGGCCAGGCCAGGGACTCGTCGAGGGCGCCGCCGCCGACGACAGGAACCAGCGGCAACACGTCATGACCGCGGTACTGGCTATAGGTGCTGGCGGCGTACTGCTCGACGGCGGCTGCCTCGAAGGTGATGCTGGCGCGCTGCAGCGGCCCCGCCGGGCGGTCGATCGACAGTTCAACGGCGGCATGCGCCACGTCGACGCGGTAGATGCCGCACGATGCGTGCACGTTGGCGACATTTTCAAGTACGATCGCGGACGGTGAGACGCTTTCGAGGGAGCACACTTCGTAGTCGTCAACCCCGCTCCACAACACGACGCTCTGCCCGGCGGAGAGGCCAAGGCCGGCGGTGGTCAGCGACACGGATACCGATG